ACCACATACGCACGAAATCAAGACAAAAAAATAAGTACTGGCTCTTTCTAACTAGGGAGTGTTAGCTGTGGTTAGAACTTCCAATACTTATATAACAAAGGCTCTATGTAACGGCAGAGGTCAAAGACTATACTTACAACTTCCTTTGTTTAGTACAAAGGCTCGCCCTTAACTAGGGAGTGTTAGCTGTGGTTAAGAGTTCCTTTGTATTAATTATTATACCTTATCTTTTTTCTTTGTCAGTTTTTTAACGATCTGCTTCACAATGGGTTTGACTGCATTAAGTAATAGTGGAGTACTGGCAGCAACCAAGCCAATAACAGCAGTAGATACA